GGGCAAGACGGTCATGCGGGCCGCCGTCGCTGGGCTGCGCGATCAGGTCAGGGCGCTGCGCCGCGGCGCGCCGTATTACATCCCCGCGGTAGTACCGCACGGCAGCTTCGGCATCATAACCAAGGAGGAGGTGCTGTCCGACTGGACCGCGATCCTCGAGCAGTCGCTCGACGTGCAGTGGGTCAACCGTGTCGCCGCCCGGGTCGCGCTGCGGATGGGGATGTACCGCCCGGGTTTGAAGGCAGCCAAGCTGCCCTGCCCGGCGCTGTTCTGCATCACCGACAAGGATTCGGTCGCGCCCGCTGGGCGCACCGCGAAGCTGGCCGCGCGGGGGCCGCGGAACGAGATCAAGCACTACCCGATCCGCCACTTCGAGATTTACGTGGGTGAGGACTGGGAGCGAGCGGTCGCCGATCAGACCGAGTTCCTCGTGCGCACGCTGAAGCCGTAGCTGCGGCCTGTCGAGGATGATAGACGCGGCGAGCCTGGCGGTCAGGGGTGGTAGTGCCGCTGTCCTGCTGCACGTCGAACGCGCGCGGCTCGGCATCCTGACCAGCGGGGATAACGCATGAGCACTAAGTACCGTCGGGACTCGGGGTTCGTCGCCCATAACGGCGGCCCTGATCGCCAGCGTCCACGCGACTGGATTGTTTGGCACTTCACCCACGTGGACAATCTGCCCAGTATCGTCACCGCTCGCCGGCTTCTGCCTGACTCTGCTGTCAAGCCGTCGACCGACGTCGCCTACAACTCGGTCAAAGAACTGCGTCGGGACAAGGTCGTCGCGCCCGACGACGGCTATCCGACGTCGATGGCTAGCGACCACGTGCCCTTTTACATCGCCGCACGCTCGCCGATGCTGTTCGTGGTGCGCAGGGGTCACCCGGGCTATTCCGGCGGCGTCGCGCCGTTGGTGCACCTTGGGGTGGTGCTCGGCGACATCATCGACGCGGGCCTCACATGGTGCGCAAGCGACGGCAACGCTGCCGCCGGCTATACCAAGTTCACGCGCGAGGTCGACACACTCGGTACCTTCGTCGACTTCGACCTGCTCTGCCAGCGGCAATGGCACAACACCCCAGAGGACCCCAACCGCCAGAGCCGCCGCGCAGCCGAGATCCTCGTACATGGGCAGGTACCGCTGGAGTTGATCAGCTGGGTGTGTTGCTGCAACGAAGAGACAATGACACGAGCCCAATCTCTGCTGGATTCTGTCGGTGGTGTACGAAACTATGTCGTCAAGCCCGAAATGTTCTACTTCTGGGACTAGGAGGTAACCACATGGTCACGTATGGCTCGGGCGACCTCCTGGCGGCCGACACAGAGGCGCTGATCAATACCGTCAACTGCGTCGGGGTGATGGGCAAGGGAATCGCGCTGCAATTCAAACGCCGATACCCCGAGATGTTCAGGGCCTATGAGAAGGCATGCAAACGCGGGGACATCGCCATCGGCAAGATGTTCGTGGTCGAAACGGGAGAGCTAGAGGGACCGAAGTACATCATCAACTTCCCGACCAAGAAACACTGGCGCGGGTCGTCAAGACTGGCCTATATCGAGGCTGGCCTAGTTGATCTAATCCGCGTGGTCCGCGAACTCGACATCACCTCCGTGGCGGTGCCCCCACTGGGAGTCGGCAACGGCGGTCTGGATTGGACAGATGTTGAACCAAGGCTGGTGTCCGCGTTCCAGGAGCTTCCCGATGTTCACGCGGTGATCTACCCCCCGTCAGGCGGTGCTCGCGCGATCGAGGGTGTAGAGGGTCTTCGGATGACATGGGGCCGGGCCTTGATGCTTGAAACCATGCGCCGCTATCTGCAGCAGCGACAGGCTATGGAACCTTGGGAGGACCCCGCAGGGGTGTCTCACCTGGAGATCCAGAAACTGATGTACTTCGCCGATGGCGCCGAACCAAGTCTCGCATTGGATTTCACGCCGGGCCGATACGGCCCATACAGCGAGCGTGTGCGCCACCAACTACAAAGCATGGAAGGCGCATTCACGATTGGGCTGGGTGACGGCAGTGCGAAAGTTCTCGCCAACGAACCGATTTCGTTAACACGCAAGGGTATTGACGCCTTAACGGATTATCTCGCCAGGGAACCAACTGCAGGTCACGTGAGCCTCATCGTCGACTCAGTGCTACGCATAATCGAAGGATTCGAAGGCCCATACGGGGTTGAGCTGCTCGCCAGCACCCACTGGGTCGCCACACGGGAAGGTGCGAAAGAACCAGCCACCGCCGCGAACGCAGTGCGCAAGTGGACCAAGCGGAAAGGCCGGATCTACAACGATGATCGGGTCAGTGTCGCACTTGACCGCGTTCTGCAGAGTGCCTAGGGAACGCGTCGGCAATCGCCACCTCATGGGGTTCTCTCTCGTTGCTCGTCGCCGCCGCAGACTTGCGAACCCCTACCCCGCTGATGCACCTTTGCCGCCGGTCAGCCGACGCCGCGGAGACGGCCGGCGGCTGCCATAACATGATCCGCGGACAACCGTCTCTATCAACCCGGTCTCTATCAACCTCCGTATAGGAACGGCTCTCATGACGATCACGCTGCAGGACCTTGAACAACGCCTTTGGGCGGCCGCCAATGCCTTGCGTGGACCTGTCGACCCCGCCGACTTCAAGAACTACGTGTTCCCGATGCTGTTCTGGAAGTGGATCAGCGACACCTGGGAGTACGAGCGCGCACAGGCGGTGGAGGACTACGGCGACGACCTGACCGACGAGATCGAAGCCGACTACCACCAGTTCGACCTGCCTGCCGAGGCGTCGTGGAAGGTGGTGACCAACAAGACGACCAACATCGGATACCAGATCGCCGTGGCGTTCCGCAAGATCGAGCAAGCCAACCCGAAGACGCTGGGAGGCATCTTCGGCGACGCGGCGTGGGCGAACAAGGAGCGGCTGCCCGAGGCGTCGTTGCGCGGTCTGATCACGGCGTTCAACGAGACCACGCTGAACCCGGCCACCGTTTCGCATGACATGCTCGGGCAGGCATACGAGTATCTGCTGAAGAACTTCGCCGACGAGTCCGGCCAGAAGGCTGGAGAGTTCTTCACACCGCGCAGCGTGGTTCATCTTCTGGCGGGCATCCTCAACCCCCAGCCTGGCGAGGAGGTGTATGACCCCGCCTGCGGCTCCGGCGGCATGTTGGTGGAGACAATCAACCTGGTCAAGTTGGCTGGCGGTGACACCCGCACGCTGCGCCTCTACGGACAGGAGATCAACCTCACCACATCTGCAATCGCCCGTATGAACCTGTTCTTCCACGACATCGAGGACTCGAAAATCGTGCGCGGCGATGTGCTGCGCGAGCCGAAGCTACACGACGAGAACGGCGCGTTGCGGCAGTTCGACGTGGTGATCGCCAATCCGCCTTTCTCACTGACGAATTGGGGCGCGGAGAAGTGGGCTGCCGACCCCCGCGCCTTCTGCGGCGTTCCCCCGGCCACGAAGGGTGACTATGCCTTCATCCAGCACATGATTACGTCGATGAAACCCGTCACGGGACGTGTCGGCGTTGTCATGCCCCACGGTGTCCTGTTCCGTGGCGCTGGCGAGGGAAAGATTCGTCAATGCCTCATCGAGCAGGACCGTCTAGAAACCGTTATCGGTCTGCCGACCAACCTCTTCTACTCGACAACCATTCCGGCGTGCCTGTTGATCTTCCAGGCCGCCAAGTCCGAGGAGCGCCAGAACCACGTCCTGTTCATCGACGCCTCAACCCGCTTCGCCAAGGGCAAGAACCAGAACACGATGACCGAGGCTGACGTTGACGCTGTGTTCGCCGCGTACCGCCACGGCCAGGACCCGGACGGTGCGGGTGGTATCGGCGTCCGGCTCGTTCCCGTCGATGAGATCAAGCAGAACGGCTTCGACCTCAACCTCGGTCGGTATGTCAAAGCCGCGAGCAGTGAGATCACCGACCTGCCGACCGCGGTCGCCGAGTACCAGGCCGCGCGGGCTTCACGTATCGCAGCCGAAGAGCGTATGTTCGCGGTGCTGACCGCAGCCGGGCTCGAGGTCGGCGATGGGTGAGTGGGTTGAGACGACGCTGGGGGATGTCACGACGCAAGTACGGGACTCTGTAAAGGTCGCTGACGGAGTTGAGTACAAGCTCTTGGGGGTCCATTGGTACGCCGAGGGAGCGTTCCACCGAGAGACGGTCACGTCGAAGACCTCAAAGGCTAAGACGCTCTACCGAGTCCGTCCCGGTCAGTTCATCTACAACCGGCTCTTTGCCTGGAAGGGTTCGTTCGGCTTGGTTACCGATGACCTGGCCGGATGCTATGTGTCGAACGAGTTCCCGCTGTTCGACTGCGACCCCGAACGGCTGGTGCCCGAATACTTGGCGTACTTCTTCGGACGTCGGTCGCTGTGGAACGAGATCGAGCGCGTCAGCACCGGGACAACCGCAAGCCGAAATCGTTGGAACGAGCCGTCGTTCAACACATATCGAATCTCTCTGCCGCCTGTGACCGCGCAACGCCGAATCATCACAGTGATGTCCGCCGTCGATACGCAGATCGGGGCGATGGAAGCGGAGACTTCCGCTACAGATGCATTAGCCCAGAGGATCGCCGACGACGGTTATGACCAGGCCATTATTGGCGGGACGGTATCGCTCGAACTGGTCACCAGCAAGGTCCAGAACGGCGTCATGTACAAGCGTGGCGCGGCGGATGGCGGCTGGCCCGTCACGCGGATAGAGACGATTTCAGGCGGGCGGATTGACTTGTCGCGTACTGGTCGAGCGGGTTTCACAGATCACAACGCACACAGGTTCGTTCTGGACGGGGGTGACATCCTGTTTAGTAACAAGAACAGCCCCGATCGTGTTGGCACGACTGCATATGTCCGGCAGTCACATCTTCCCCTGATCAACGGCGACAACATTCTCCAGATTCGCGCGTGCGGGATCGACCCCGGCTACCTGTTTTCGATGCTGCGCTCAAAGCAGTTGCGATGGACCATCCGAAAGTTGTCTCGCCCAGCCGTGAACCAGGCAAGCGTGAATGCTGCGCAGGTTAAAGCGTTGCAAATACCAGTCGCCGACGAACCCATGCAAGCACGTCTGAGCCAAAGGTTCTTGGCTGCACTCGAGCTAGCCGAGTCGCAACGCGCAGAACTCGCCGCCCTGCGCCGGGTCCGCGCTGATCTCTTGTCTGGTCTCCTGTCGCGCGCGGTCACCGTCGACGAAGTGGTCGACCAGGTCCCACAAGGGGCGGCATAGGCATGGGGTGGCACGAGGCGAGCACCATCCAGAAGGCGCTCATTGAATGGGCGGTGTTGGCCGGGTGGGAACACATACCGGGCGAAGACCTGCCGCGCAATCACCACGACGTGATCATCGCCCCGTGGGTGAAGCAGGCGATCACCGACCTCAATCCCGAGCTGGCACAGGACACAGCCAGCACCGAGCTGGTCCTAGAGGACATCCTGACCACGATCACCTCCGCCGTGGACGGGCTAGTGGCCGCGAACGAGCGGATGACCGTCATGCTGCGCGGTGAGCACTCGTTCGTCACCACCGACGGCAAGCACATCCCCCGCAACCTAATTGGCTTCACCAATCCGCGCGCGAACAAGCTGGTCGTCGCCGAGGAGGTGACCATTGGCGCACCCGGCGCGGCCCGGCGATTCGACATCGTGTTCTACGTCAACGGGTTCCCACTCGTGGTCGTCGAAACGAAGAATCCTGTCAAGCAGGACGCCACGTGGCTGACCGCCGCGAAAGATATCCACGACGTGTACGAGGTCGAATACCCGAACTTCTTCGTGCCCAACGTCTTTAACGTCGGCACCGACGGCAACGAGTTGCGGGTCGGCGCAATCCGTTCCAACCCGAACGAGCAATCGTGGTCGTTGTGGGGATCAACCGAACTGAGCCCGACCCTGATCGGCCCGAAACGCACCGAGGAGGCGGCGAAGAGGCTGCTAACCCCCAAGTGTGTGCTGATGCTGCTGGAGACGTTCACCTTGTTCCGTCACCCAGCATCGCCGACCGAGGTAATGACGAAGATGGTTGCCCGCTATCCGCAGGTCGAAGCCGTGGAGGCGATCCACGACAAGGTGCGGGGCAGCGGCAGCGGCGGTCTGATCTGGCACCACCAGGGAAGCGGCAAGACGATGGTGATGGCGTTCGCCGCGTTCCGTCTGCTGAAGGACCCAGACGGAACCGACCCCACGGTGATCGTCCTTTGCGACCGCAAAGACCTCGTGCGGCAGGCATCTGACGCGTTCCGCACGGCAGGGATGCCGAGCATGCACCTCCCTGGGTCGTCGTACGACCTCCGCAAGCTGGTCCGCAGCGGGTCCAGCGGCGTCATCTTCACCACAATCAACAAGTTCGCCGACGCCGGGAAGCTCACCGACCGCGACAACATCATCGTTCTTGTCGATGAGGCGCACCGTACCCAGGAAGGCAGCCTGGGAGAGCAGATGCGCGCCGCTGTGCCGAACGCCACGTTCTTCGGCATGACGGGAACGCCGATAAGCGACAAGGAGCGCAATACCTTCAAGCTGTTCGGTGACCCGAAAGACCCGAACTTCGTCATGAGCCGCTACGAGCCGATCCGGTCCATCGTGGATGGCACCACCGTGCCTGTCTCGGTCGAAGCCCGGCTGGTCAAATTCAACTTGAATAAGGAAGCCCTCGATGAGGCGTTCGACGAACTCGCCGAGACAGAAGGCATTTCCGAAGAGGAGAAGGTCGATCTGTCGGGCCGTGTGTCACACCGCTCGACGATCCTGCGCAACCCCGAGCGCATTGCGATGGTGTGCGCCGACATCGTCGACCACTACCTCGACAAGTTCCGTCCACTGGATATGAAGGCGCAAGTCGTGGCGTTCGACCGCGAGATGGTCGTCGCCTACGCCGACGCCATCCGCGCCGAACTAGCCAAGCGGGGACGCGGTGACATCGACGTCGGTGTGAACATCAGCGTATCCAGCTCCAAGGGTGAGAATCCCGCGCTGAAGCCGTACGCCATGACGGAAGCCGAGGAGGAGACTCAGAAGCGCCGCTTCCTGGACATCAACGACCCGCTGTGCTTCCTTGTGGTCACCAACAAGCTGATGACCGGATTCGACGCCCCCATCGAGGGAGTGCTGTATCTCGACAAGCCGATCAAGGCGCAAAACCTATTCCAGACAATCACCCGCCCGAACCGGACCTGGACGAACCCGAAGACGGGTCAAGTTAAAAAGCACGGTCTGGTGGTCGACTACATCGGCTTGGCGAAGGAGATCGGCAAGGCTCTGGTCGATCCCACCGCCGAGGACAGCGGCGAGGAGCCTGAAGTCGTCGACACCGAGAAGTTGGCGGGCAAGTTCGCCTACGAACTGGCGCTACTGCTGGCGAAGTTCAACGGGATCGACACGACCAAGAGCGACTGGGAGTCGCTCGCCGAAGCCCGCGAGCGGATCGAGTCCGACGCCGACCGCGAGGCGTTCATCAAGGGTTTCATCGCTGTGGAGACGGTGTGGGAGTTCCTGTACCCGCACGAGATGCTGGAGCCGTTCAAGGACAAGTACCGCTGGCTGGCGGCGCTATACGAGTCGATCAAGCCGAGCAACGTCGCGCGCACGCTGTTGTGGGAACGGCTCGGGTCCAAGACGCTCGGGCTGATCCACGCGCACATGACGGACCTCGAGGTGTCCCCGTCGCTGAGCCGTTCGGTGAGGCTGGACGCAGCCGGGATCGAACTGGTGAAGCAGATTGCCGAGCAGTTGAAGCTGCCCACCGACCCCGACCCCAAGACAACGATCACTCTTGAAGATGTCATCGAGTCGATCGAGTCGCGGGTCAAGCGCCGCCTCGAGGAGTCCGACAGCCCCGTTTACAAGAGCCTTGCCGACAGGATCGAGAAGCTGCGCCAGAAGTCGATCACGTCCGCCGAGGACTCGCTGGAGTTCCTGAAGCAGGCATTGGAGATCGCCCGCGATGTCGTGGCCGCCGACAAGCTGGCGGAGAGCGGCAAGCTAGACGGGAGCGAGGGCCTGTTCGACCCGAAGCTGCGGGCGCTGTCCCAGATCATCGACGAGAACAAACCCGAAGGTCTGCACGTGGTTGTTCCTGACGTGGCAGCACGGATCGACGCAATCGTCACCGAGGTCGCGTTCACCGGCTGGCGCGAGTCCACCCCTGGCGACCGCGCCGTGAAGAAGGAACTGCGCGGTGTGCTGAAGCAGTTCGCTCTGCCCGTCACGGGTGAACTGTTCGACCGCGCGTACCTGTACGTGCGCGAAAACTACTAGCGCGGCTGTCACCGCCATACATCGACCGTGCGCCAACCGGACCAGAAACGGTGTTCTCGGGGAAAGCAGTACCCCCTAAGCCGCATCACCAGGCACATGTCCGACCCTGGCGGCGTCGTCAGAACGTCGGGGCCGTCAGCCCGGCAATGGTTACGACCGACTGCGGGTAACGGCCAGCGGAAAACGCCAAGTACGAATAGATCTGGAGCAAGACGGTGAGGTTTGCCGCCTTGGTCTCCGGCAAGACGCGAGCCCTAATCCCCGATTCGTAGAGCACCAGATCCGACGCGCGCAGCACGTAGATCACGTCTTCGGTCCCGCCGCCGGATTCGCTGCCGGCGGTCGTGGTGATGTTGGGGTCGGTGACGATCGGTAGCCCTTGAACCGTGCCTACGACCTGCTGGGATGCCACGTCGGTCAGGATGCCGCCGGCGTTGAACGGGCCTTGCGCGTTCGGCAGGAACAGTGGCCGCTGGTTGCCGTCCAGCAGCGACAGCAGCCAGCCCCACCGACGCGGGTGCATCACGATCACCTCGGGTGGCATGAAGCGGGTGGTGTGGATCAACTGGACGGAGTTGGCGATGGCGCTGTAGATGCCTTGGACATCGACCGAGGACACCGCGATCGTGGTGATGCCTGGCGTCAGGTCCACGCCGAGCACCTGGCCGTTGGTGCCGGTGCCGGCCATCACCTGCGCGTCGGTGACACCTGCGTGCGCCGCGACGAGGTCGCGGAAGACCACGTCATCGAAGGCGATGGGACTTTGGTCGAGGAGCTGGATGCTCACGCCCTGCTGACCACTGATCGTCCTGACCGGCGCATTGATGAACGTGTCCGATAAATCCACGTCGGTCACGCTGGTGTTATCTGCGGTCTGCACGCCGACGGCAGTACCAGTCAGAATCTTCGGAATGTTAATGCTATCCGTACCTCCGGGCAGCGGCAGGCGCTGGCAGAGGTTCGCGAAAGCCCTACCGGGTCTTGCCAATTCGATGTATTGATCCATGAGCCACGCAGGTGGCACGGCATAGCCGCCGGCTCCGTCGGTGCGACTCAGGTCGCGGTATTCCATGTAGGCGGGGTCTTCCGCGACTTCCTGGGCGTGCGCCGACAGGCGTCGGCGGCATTCGCCGCTCGAGTCCATCCCGGTCTGCCTCAACACCAGGTCCCGCACCCATGAGGTGCGGCGGTCGTGACGGCGGTAGGTCAGGTGTGAATCGGAGAACATTTTGGTCTTCCTGTGTGTGCTGCTGGGGTTGGTGTCGCCGCCGCCGATGCGGACGCTGAGCCGGGAAACGGCGGAATTGATCTGGCCGATGCGCGACAATTCGGCGTCGATGTCACGGAGCTCGCGGCGCGTCTCGTTGAACTTGCGTCGTTCGGCGGGGGTGAGTTCCTCGCGGCCGGCGGAGCGGATCTCGACCAGCCACGTCTCGCAGTCCCGCTGTAACTGCGCTTTGCGCTGCTGAAGGAAATTCGGGTCGACGACATCGGTCATCGTGGTCACGCTTTCTTGCGTCAAGGGCGCAGAGGGTGGGCGGCCCGGCGCGCCGTGTTCGCGCCAAGCCACGGTGTTGGCGATATTCAGGGGCGCCGTGACCGCCCTGACGCCGAAGGCCCGCATAGGTTCCCGGTTGCGGCTGCGTCCAGCCGGGCGGGTTCCGGGGCGGGTGGCTATGTGTGCTCGTCGCCGCACACCGCCGCGTCGCTGCTGATCCTAAGCCCGCTAGAACGGGATCGGGCCCTCCGACTCGCCCTCTCGGCTGACCTGCGACCAGGGCGGCGGCTGGGTCTCCGGGGTGGGCGGCTCGGTCAGCGCGCGCAACATCAGCTTGTCGGACTCGCTGCGTTCGGCCGCGGTCAGCGCGTGGCTGGTCGCCCACACGTCGTGGTCGATGCTGGCGGCGGCGCGTTGCCGCCACAACTCGGCGGCGTCGCGAAGGTTCACTGCACAGCTCCTTTGGGTTGCAGGTGTTCGTTGAACTCGCGCGGCGCGGGCCAATGCTCGACCGGCGGCAGCGCCTGGCGGCGCGGGTAGCACTCGGCGAGCTCGTCGGAGCGCGAGACCGCCCGCGCGGCGGCGTCGAACACGGCGGCGCCGAACGCGCCGCCGCGGCGCCACGCCGCGACGTGGCAGCCGCGGCAGTCGGGGCTGGGGCACGGGACGGTCTGCGCGAACGCGATCGCGTCGGCGACGGTGGCGAACCGGGTGTAGCGGTTGCCGTTATGGCCCGCACTGTCGACCGGCCCGGTTTGACACAAAACCACCGCGGCTTCACCCGGGCGCGGCGGCTTCGGCGGCCGCGGTGGGATGTAGGCGCGGGACGGTTTGTGCTCACGGCGCGCGGCGCGTCGGGCGCGGCGGCGGCGCATCCCGTCGCGGGCCCAGCGCCGTCCGCACGCCCGGCACCGTTGCGAGCCGTCGGCGCGCACCGCGACGTTGGCGCCGGCCAGCCGGTGCCCGGATCGGCAGTGGGTGCGCGCTCGCATCGGGGTCATCATCAGCCGGGTGTCGTAGCGGCATAACAACACGCTGATCACCAAGGCTTGTTGGCGATCTGGTCTGGCGTCTCGATCGCCGGATACAGCCGAGGCGGCCGCGGCGGCGCGGCTGGCTGCGGCGGGTCGGCGAACACGATCCCCGCCTCAGCGGTCGATGCCAGCTGCCAGCTGCGCGGCGCGAAGACCGCGACGACCCGCGGCGGCTGCCCGCGACCGATCATCAGCGCCCCATCGGCGACCCGGATATCGTCGCCGTCGACCACCACGCGGCGCCCGTCGCTGCAGTCAACTTGATAGCTCGTCACGGCTGGTTCCTTCCCGGCCTCTGCGGCCGCTCGATGCTCGATGCAAACCCGACACACACGCCCCGAACCCGGCCGGCACCTACACACCCCGTCCCAGATGTCGCCGCTCATGCTTCGGCCGCCTCGTCGCGGGCCGCCGCGTGGCGGGCGTCGTCGTTGCAGCCGCGGCACCAGTCGGGGTTGTCTCCCGGCCGGGCTTCGTAGCCCGCAGCGACCCAGGCTTCGCAGCGGGCGCACATTGGCGGCTCAGCCTCGCGCGCGCGCGCGTGAGCCGTACCCGATTTACCAACTACGCCAGGACAAGAAGGACCACCACTTCTGGTCTGGTCGGGTCGGGTCGGGTCGGGGTCTCCGGACACCCACTGGGAGTCCCGCGGGGAGTCCCACTGGGACATCTCCTGCTCGCGGGCCCGTTTGCGCTGCTCAGCCTTGCGTTGCCGCTCGAACTCCCGGTTAGCCAGCACCTCGTCCCGCGACGGGTTATGGAGCAAATAATCGTGAAAAAGCCAACCGTTTTCGCCGGAAAGTGCGGCCCGTTCCCACAATTCGGCGTCCACCAGCTGCTCGGCGAGCTTGATCCCGCGCCGACCGGGAACCCATGTCTGCACGTACCAGGCGGGCACGAATCCGTCGGTGAGTTGGTCGCCGCAGTAGGACAGGCAGACCGCCCACAGACCCATCGCCTCGAGTCCGGCCTTGCGTGGCTTGCGGTGTGAGTGCAGCTTGTCGTCGAGCTTGTTCCACATCAGCGCCACCGCCTTAAGCGGGGCGGCGTGGTGTGGGTTGTCGGGGCCGGGTTATAGGATCGGCGTTGGTTCGTCACCGATCGCCCCCGGCCCCAACGCCGGGGGTGTTTCATGTCGGGTCAGATCCCATCCGCGCCTGGTACTGCGCGTCGGGTTCGCAGTCGTGGCAGCAGCCGTCTTCTGCCCGGTCCGGGCCGAAGTAGTCGGCGGGGATCGGCGCGCCGCAGCGCGAGCACAGCTTCGCGCCGTCGTGCGGGGTGTGACGCGGGACGCGGCCGCCGCGGCGAAGCTGCGGCGGCTGTGCAAGGGGTTCGCCGCCGGTCATGGCGAGGTCGACCTCAGCTAGATCGAATCGGGTGACCCGTTTGCCGAGGCTGTACTGCCTCAACCGGCCGTCGGCGACCATCGCCCGCACGGTGCGGGTGGTGATCCCGATGTATTCGGCGGTCTGTTTGGTGGTGGCCCACCGGCGGCCGCGGAGGTTGGGGGAAGCGTTTCTCGCCATGCCGAAACCTTTCGGTTTCGGCTGGCACGTACACCGGGGTTACATACGCCGATCCCGCAGGGAGTGCCATCGGCGCAAAGTTCAATCCGGGCTGCTCCGGCGGGCGCCCGTTATTTGACGCCCGGACCCTGCGGTCCGTTCGAGAGCGTAGCACGGAATTTCCGCTCATCCACCCGGAACTCCCTGCGGCGCCGCGAGTTTCGACATCGCTTCGGCGATCTGCCGGCCGCGCCCGGCGGCGACGTGCTGGTAGCGCAGCGCCGCCGCCGGACTGGAATGCCCGAGGCGGTCCATCAGCTCGGCCAGGGTGGCGCCGCCCTGCGCGGCTAGGACACTGCCGGTATGCCGCAGGTCGTGAAAGCGAAGGTCGGGTCGCCCGGCGGCGTCGCGGGCGGTGTAGAAGCGCCGGTACAGGGTGGCCGGCGCGAGATGCCCACCCCCGGCGGCGGGGAACAGCAGCTCGTCGGGGCCCGGCTCGACGTGGGCGACGAGGTGCTCGCGCAGGGCGGCCAGCAGGTGCGGCGGGATGTCCACGTCCCGCATCCCAGCCTCGGATTTGGGGGTGGTGACGGTGAAGCCCTTCTTGGTGCGCACCACGGCGCGGCGCACCCGGATCACGGCGTCGTCGATGTCGACGTCGCGGCGGCGCAGTTCGGTGAGTTCGCCGTACCGCAGCGCGCACCACGACGCCAGCAGAATCATCGCCTGATACCGGTCGGGCATCGCGGCGGTGAGCTTGACCAGCTCGTCGGCGCTCGCGGTGCGGATCTGCACCTTGCGTTTGGCGGACCCGGCGCCGCGGATCACACACGGGTTCGCGCCGATCTTTTGATCAATCACCGCGGTGCCCATGATGGTGCGCAGCAGCCCGTAGCAGTGCGCCCGTAACGTGGGAGTCGACCGGTCCAGGCCCGCGTACCAGGCGCGCACGTCGTCGGCGGTGATGGACTTGATCGGCAGCCGCGCCAGCTTCGAGCGCAGGATGTGCGCGTCGAGCAGCTTGCGGTAGTGCTCGCGGGTGCGGTCTTTGAGGTCGCGCTGCTCCAACCACAAACCCGCGTAGGACGCCAGCGTCAACACGTTGGTGTGCGGTGCGGCGGCGGCGGTGGGTTCCACCCAGACTTGGCGCAGCATGTCGATTTCGACGGCGTTGAGCCACTGGCGGGCCTCCCGCTTGGTGCGAAACGTCGTCGGCGCGGCATACCGGCGGCCTTTGCGGCCTTCCGGGCCGTAGTACTGCGCCCGCCAGCGACCCGACGCGCGCTGGTCGATGCTGCCGAACACGCCTTTGTCCTGGGCTCTGCGGCCCTGCCCTCGCGTCATGGCGGGAACTCCTTGGGAACTCGACGGGGTTCCTCAGAATGCTATGAGATGCCGCAAGGTTCCGCTATACTGGGATAGATCGACGCAGGTAGAGCCACTATTCGCGCAGGTCAGCACCAACAACCGAAACCCCCCTCAGAACTGGTTCAATCCCAGTATCGCGCACCATGTTTGAGCTGTGAAAACAGCAGTTCGGCGCAGTTCTCAAGACTTTTTCGAGACTTTCGCCCACCTGGCTCGACCTGCGGGCGAAGGCGGACCAGGCCGACGAACACGAAGGCGATGCGCGACGCGATCGATAAGTTCCTCGAGGCGATGGTGCCGATGTAGCCCGTCAGTTAGTTGCAGAATGCGCGGTCGAGTCCCCGTGTGCGGCCTCGCGTCGCGCGTCAGGCTCTGTCGGTGGTGGCCGGCTTGCGCAAGCTGCCCGGTCGCGATCGTCTGCTCCAGGACAGAACTCGGCGACGTCGTAATGAGCGACGAACCGATCCGGGTGCGCACTGGTCCTGTTCCGGGGTCCAGCCCTCGAGCACTTCTGAGGCGCCGGCGGTCAGGTCACCGGATCTTGTCGTGCTTCGCTAAGTTGTGGCGGGCGCACATCAGTTGGATGTTCTCCGCCACAAGCGACGAGCCGCCGCGCGAGTACGGGATGATGTGGTCAAAGTGCAGGTTGTCACTGCTTCCGCACTCAACACACTTGCCTTGGTCGCGCTTCCACACGGCCAGCTTGACCTCTGTGGGGATAAGCCGGTTCTGTTCAAGGCGAGGCTCGCGCAAATCGACGACCGGCGTCGCATCTGGATCAACCTCGAGCCGGAACTTGAACACCAACCGCCCGTTCGACTCTTCCCGCCAGCCATCGACAAGCGTGAATGTGCCGTTGAACGTCCAGATGCCGGTGCGCATCTTCTCGTACACACGGACACGCTCCGCCGGCGTCCCCAGTTCGCGGTGTTGTGGGGCAGCTTGAAGAAATAATCCGTTCTGGGTGAGTGTCCCCCCAGGCCCGCGCTCAGGCTGGTCTAGCGTCTTTGGGTCCGGCCCACCCCGGATTTGTGGCCTGTCGTGGCCTTCATAG